TACGAGAGAGATTGGTTTCCTCCCAGGTGACCATGAGGATAAGTCAAACTTATATCAGATACCATATAAAAACATGGTAAAGTTTATGTTTGAAATGCCTGATGACAATGCATTTGAATCACTCTATAGTAATCTAAGAAACCAAGAGACTATATCATTCTGGTCTACATCATTCATACGTGGTACTACATTAGATAACTGTATTGTTATAGTGGATGAGTTTAGTAACTTGAATTTTCATGAGTTAGATAGTATAATAACAAGAGTGGGTCAGGATACTAAGATTATTTTCTCAGGAGACTACGCACAATCTGATTTAGCAAAGAGTAATGAGAAGAATGGAGTCTTAGACTTCCTCAAAATTATACAGACAATGCCTTCATTCACATGCACTGAGTTTGGCATCGATGATATCGTTAGGTCTGGTCTCGTTAAGGAATACCTTATCAGTAAAATTAATATGGGATTAAATTAATGTTTAATTATGTGGGCACTCCTCTTGAGTTAGAGGACTTAGAAAGTAAGACTCTAAATCATGGACGTTTCTATAAACTAGATGACGTTTGGGTACCTAGTGTAACTACTGTTGTCGGACACCAATCTAAGCAAGGTATACTTGACTGGGAGAATCGAATCGGTTATACTGAAGCGGAGAAGATACGACGTGCAGCTGCATGGCGAGGCACTAAGTATCATTCCATCGTAGAATACTATCTAAGAAATGAATCTGAGAAAATTAAGGAAAGCAAAGGTCTTGCCAAATACCTTTTTGGGGCTAGTCGTGAGACTCTTAATCGGATATCTAATATTCATGCTATTGAAACCCCTCTTTTTTCTCGCAATTTATATCTGGCTGGGCGCGTTGATTGCATTGCTGAGTTTGATAATGAGCTTAGTATCATAGACTTTAAAACTACTGGCACATTAAAGAAAGAAAAATACCTAGAGAAATACTTCGTGCAAGAAGCAGCATATGCTTACATGTATTGGGAGTTAACTGGTATAGAAGTTGATAAACTTGTCACCATATCTGTTGCAGAAGATGGACAGACACAGGTAGTTGAGAAGTATGATAAAGTTCCTTACATCAATACCCTCATTGATTGGATAAAAGACTATCGATATTATACTGAGGGATTAAATTCATGAAGGAAATTGAAGAAAAATTTATGACTCAGGGTAAGTTTACCGCTCTCGTTGAGAATCGTGTTAAAGATAGCAGTGGTCTCATCAATTACATTGAAGCAGTTACATCCATATGTGAAGAGTTAGAGATAGATGTCACTACAGTTAAGAAGTTGATATCTAAACCACTCAAAGATAAAATACAATGGGATGCAGCAAGACTAAATTATATTAAACGTACAAGTAAAGCAGTTTTAAACCTATGAATGAAGACGAAAGTTTCTTTGAATCCGATGTAGTTCAGCAAGAGTTGACCGACATACAGGAGACATACACACAACTACTAAAGATATCAGCAGGACTTGCTGACTTTTCTCCTAGAGAGAGACTAGAGCACATAGAAAAAACACTTGAGTTAATTGCTAAACAGAAAGTATTTTACTCACGTCTTGCTCTTGCGTCACATAATATATCAGGAGATGAAAACGATGAGGAAGCAAGTTTCGTTAAAGAAAAGATAGATACTTTATCTGCACAGTATTCGGGAGGATTAAACCTCATGTTAATACTACAACAGATGGAAGACAAACTAAGAGCTTGGAGAAAGGAGTTAAAAGATGCCGAATCCTAATCAACTTTACGAAGATGCTGAGAGACTTAATGACCTCTTTGAAGAGTTACTTTGGGATGCGGACGACGAATTGTTTTTTACTCATGACGGAGAGAAGGTAATTATATATAACATGACGAAACAGGGATATCCCTGTTAACAGGGACTTGACAAGTCCTAAATAATATGTCATCATTATATGGTGGCAAATACAACAAAACAAAAACCACAACGGAGAAATACAAATGTCATTCGCATCGCTTAAGAAAAAGTCTGGAAGTTTTGACAAGCTTACCAAACAGATTGAGAAGATGTCTAAACCTCAGGGCGCAGGACCTGATGAAAGACTCTGGAAACCTGGGGTCGATAAGTCTGGAAACGGATATGCAATAATTCGATTCCTTCCTGAGCCAGATGGTGAAGACCTACCATGGGCACAAGTTTGGAGTCACGCATTCCAAGGTGCAGGCGGTTGGTATATTGAGAATTCACTCACCACATTGGGACAAAAAGACCCTGTTGGTGAATTGAATCGCACCCTTTGGAATTCTGGTCTAGACCAAGACAAAGAGACTGCTCGTAAACAGAAGAGGAAACTCTCCTACTACAGCAACATCTATGTTGTTAAAGACCAACTCAACCCAGATAATGAAGGAAAGGTCTTCCTATACAAGTATGGCAAGAAGATTCATGATAAGATTGTGAGTTCTATGCAACCTCAATTCGAGGATGAAGAACCTATCAACCCATTTGATATGTGGAAAGGTGCGGACTTCCGTATCAAGATACAAACCATCGGTGGGTATTGGAATTATGATAAGTCTGACTTCGCACCTGTCTCTCCTCTAGGGGGATTTGATGACGCTAAGTTAGAAGAAATTTGGAAGTCACAACACTCTCTAAAAGAGTTTACTGACCCTGCCAACTTTAAATCATATGAGCAACTAGAAGAGAGACTCAACACTGTGTTGAATAAGTCTGCTCGTGCTACAGTTCGCGCATTTGACGGTGAAGAAACAGAAGCAGTGTACGCAGAAGAAACTGTCACACAACCTTCCACACCTAGTGGATTTGGTGATAAAGTAAAAGAGTTAAGTCAGACTCCAACAAGTCCTGACCTTGATTACTTTGCATCACTAGCTGAAAACGACTAATGAAAATACTGGTTGCTTTACTCGCATCTTTAACTGTTGCACCCGCAGCAGAGGCACTTACTTGGAAGGAATTCTGGGAGCCATTTGTTGAGTATGGCAACCATTATCATCATCATACTCATCGTTATTACGCACCACATCGTTACGAGGGTCCTCGTCGATGCATGGAAGAAAGAATTATTAAAGAAAGGGTATGGGTACCTGGCTCTTGGTTATCCCCCACATATTTTTCAGAAGGATATGTTGAGCATCGCTCACGTATTATTACTGTACCTTGTGGTTACCACGACCATCATTAACCCATATATTATTTCACTTTCAGTTCCATGAAAGGTCGAAAAAAAACTCGGGGTAAAAATTGCCCTGTAGGGTTTTTCATAAAATTATCATGACACACTACAAACCATATTCACCAGAGTGGCATAGATATCGTTATCTTAAAGAATCGCTCGATAAATACTTTGACGAGTATGTCGAGAATGAAGTTATTCTTGCCGATATACATGATATTCTACAAACTCGCTCAGATGCTGCAAAAGCAGAATTTGAGAAAATCAGTGAATTGAATGCAAAACTAAAATAGAGTTAAAATGCTATCAACCCAATATCGCTTGCGACTTGATAAAGTCTGCAAACTTATTGTCGAAGGAAAAGACGTAGATTTGACAGAAATGATATGGGCACAAAAATTAGCAAAATCTAACACCACTGCTGCTACATGGTTGCGACAAGCACGACAAAAAGCAGCGAATCCCGACATGAAGAAGGGAGGGACGGACGATTTTCTGAATAAGATGGGATTAGGCGAACCCGACCCATCTGACCATCGACAGGGGTTCGACAGTGCTGATGATATCAGTGACTGGTTTAACCGCAAAAAACCTGATGATTGGAGACAACGTGACTAAACCTGTAGAAAACTACGAGCAACTAATTCAGCGTTTTACAAAACGCACAATGCAACTCTCTGCCAGACAAGATGAATTAAAAGGTTGGTATGAAGAGTATATTAAAAACGAAAATGACCTAAAACGTCTAGAAGGGTCAATGCAAGCAATACAATATGTTGCTTATGGCAAGATGCCTGGGGACGGTAATCATGATAAGTTTAAAGACCATAAACCAGACTACGGTAAAATTCCTGAGAGGTATTAATGCTATCATTCCTATTTTCAATGGCAGGGTTATTAAACCTGTTATTCTACATTTTTGCAATCGGTTTTGTTATCTCATTGGTGTTAGAGCAGATTCTTAAGTTTAGACCTTTATCTGTTGACGCATCGATGAATGAAAGAAACAATTATATAGTCCAAACTAATAGAAAGTATTGTTGGAGACAAGCATGGGTAACCAATCTTTATTGGTTTGCATGTAATGTAGGTTTATATTTTATATCGAGAAATATGGCAACACCAACAGATACATTCTGGAACGGAATATGATTTTTTGGATTGGATTCACCCTCATGGTATTAAATGAGGGTTTTGTTATGATGAGACATGTATCTCCTTTCTTCGATAAACTAAGAAAGAAGGTAATTAAAAAATTAGGTGAGAATCTATGGTATCGTCTTCATGGCACTCTAGATTACACTTGGATAGCTCTCGTAACACTAGGATTAATAGTAAACTCCTACAGATTAATGCACTTGCTTTTTGTGATTGCATTTTGGGTGTTATCTTATTGTATATTTTACTTACCAAGAAAACTTAATAACCGCCATAACCGCCCTGACTAGACCCACTACTTCCGCTACTTCCACTGCTACTGCTACTGGAAGATGAAGAAGACGAAGAATCTGTAGTATTAGACGCTGTTTCTGTAATCGCTGTATCAGACGATGTAGAGGCAGCGTTTGTTGATGTACTTGTAGTCACTGTTGTGCTACCGTCAGCAAGTTGCTGTCCTTCCTCAATAGTTGCACCTGAGGTATCAACTGTAATATTTCCAAAGTCTTGTTGCACTGCAAAATCAACAGATGGTGTTTGACCAATATTTGTGGAATATGTAGGTTTGACAGGTATAAAGTTTTCTTTGATAGCGTCTTTTGTTTTCTTGAAACCTGTATTATCATCAACTTCTCTAGAATCCTCATATTCAACAAGTGACTGGAATTCTTCTAAGAATGTGGTTAAGAATGGTCTGCGTAATACGTAAATATTACGTTTGAAGTCATTTTTCTTTGCTTCAAACTCATAGTTAGTAATTGGCACAATCAACTCTGAGGGAGGTACCATTGTCCCATCAGGACGTCTATATGTAAAATTATGAGGTATTGTCAATCCCGCTTTTAATATAGTAGTGCCATTTTGGTCTTTTACTTCTTGACTTTCATGGTGATGGATGCCTTCTGGACTATCATATGTAGAAACACAATATTTGTATAACTCATCCTCAGTCATAGGCCACTCATCGTATAGATTAGTAATATTATTTGTCATCATGATAACCCAGTCATATTCTGGGTCGCCATACATCTTCATGCTTACATTATCAGGTCTTTCATTGTTTACTATAGTATATTGAGTAAAACCAGTGACAAAACCCTCTACATCGTCTCTTATCTTAACTCTACGAAATAGATTCTTAGTCAGGACGTATGGGTCAACGTTATTTTGACGATACGTTGTTGTCCTTACATATACATTTGGTAAATATGAAAAATAATTACTCATGATTTTTCTCCTCTAGTATTGTATCCATAACTCTGACGAGTAAGTAGAGATGTTTCTTTGAATGATAAACTCATATTATATGCAACAGGACCGAAGTCATATGAATTATTAGCAGGGTCATTTGTCTTAAGAGACGTATATGGACCGTATGGAGATAAATCCACGTCCATATTAGACAAAACCATTTTAGATGGGAATTGCATCAATTTCTGTAAGACACCTTTATTTTTTGAATTACCAGATTGAGGATATAGTGTTTCTTCCTCTTCATTAGACACTAATCTAACAATTTCAATTCTAAAGTAATCAGGTATAGTCAACCACATACTGTCATCTTTTCCTGGGAGCATAGCAACACGAAATGCCTCTATTATATTGACAACTGTCTCTACGTCAGATGCATTCTTAGGTGCAAACAAGAAATCAAACTTATGGTCTCTAAACTCTACACCTTGAAATATAGTCTCTTCATATGGGTTAAATACCCTTCCTGTAGTTAATGCTGCTAAATCATTTGCACCTATATTACCGCCACCACCAAATTTAAGCACTTTATTGATAACATCAGCTCCAATACCATATCCTGCTACAGATTTTCCAGACTCTGCCATATTCGCAATGGTATCTTTGAAACTATCACCTATACCTCCTGCAGCTATCGCTTCAGATGCAGCACCAACTGCTCCTACACCTAAAGGTCCTAACTTTACACCATTATACTTCGCTTGATATCCTTCTCTTAGTTTATTTGGTAGATATAGATATATACTTCTTTTTACTTTATCATTGTTTGCTAAATTCTTTTTAGAGTTATTATAACTACTATTATTACCTTCCTTTGGGTCATAAATAGTTATCTTAAGGTAGTCAACTACCTCAGTACCATTTGTCTTATCCTTTGATATTGCGTCTTGTGCAGATGATGAGTTAGCACCATAGGGTTTACTACGAGGGAACACAAGGGTTTCACCCCCGCCTAGCTCGCTTCCATAAGGATTGTCCCAAGTACCTACTGCCATTTTGTTATTTATGTCTTATTCGGGAAAATACAAACCAACCAACAGATTCAAATACAAAGGAGACCCGACTAATATTATTTATAGAAGTTTATGGGAAAGAAAATTCATGGTCTGGTGCGACAGAAACGAAAATGTAATAGAGTGGGGCAGTGAAGAAATCGTTATACCTTATATCAGTCCTGTCGATAGGCGGGTTCATCGCTATTTCCCAGACTTTTATGTCAGAGCAAGGACTAAAACTGGGAGGACAGAGAAGTTTGTCATTGAGGTCAAGCCTCATAAGCAGACGTCACCTCCCAAAAAACAACGCAGAGTTACAAAGAAGTATCTAACGGAAGTTAAGACATACTGTGTAAACGAGGCAAAATGGAAAGCAGCGATTGAATATTGTAAAGACCGTCGTATGCAATTCAAGATACTTACAGAGCACGAATTAAAAGTATGAGTATTTTCTCCGACATAAAAGATGCAACAGGAGGTGCTACTAAAAGCAAAGAGTGGTATCGTGCACGGTTAGTAGATAGTCTTGAGCCGTTTAGTGGAATACTTGCAGTGGGTGATATTATATTCTATCAGTATGCAGCACAGACTGAACTTCTACCTTTCTTTGATACATATCCTATGACACTCGTTAGTGATGTGGATTTCAATAAAAGACAGTTTTCTGGTGGAAATTTACATTATTTACGTCCATCTGTCAGACAGGGAGTAGCATCTTCGTGGTCAGCAGGCACACAAGCATTTCCTAAGCGATGCTACCATAAATACTTCATGTCAAGTGCTACAAATATGTACATAGTCCCTAAAGAGGAACTTGCAAACTTTACACCATTACCAGTTGAGCAGTTTGTTAGGGATGTCATGGGTAGATATGTCGAGATTCCCAGTAGTTTTATATGGAGTAGACTCTAATGCCAAATTCATTTAAGAGATTCCAAGACCAAGTGATGTCGGGGTATAAGACACCCTCGAAGTCTAACTTGTTTGAAGTCAGAGTACAAATACCACAGTCAGTAATGATGAAGGAGTCTACTTTTGGCACAGAAAGAAATACTCTAGAGCATTTCGATGCTATGAATTACTTTGCAAGCTCTGTAACTGTACCTGGCAGAAGGGTTACTACCAGTGAGATTAGAGATATTGGTGTATCTCGTAAATATGCTACTAATACAGCATTTGGAGACTTACAAGTAGAATTTTTAGTAACAAAAGACCAATATCATCGTGATTTCTTTGAGACATGGATGCAGAGCACAGCATCAGACTCAGAGAATAGAGTTGGTTTATATGAAGAATATACGTCTAACATATCAGTTATTAAATGGGAAAACGCTTCAAATGTGGTATATAGCGACCCCTCCAATAAGGGCACTGCTAGATTAAATCGCTCATCTGCTGTATGGCAAATGTATGGTGCATTTCCATATGACATGTCAGAGCAGTCATTTGACAACGGTCCTACTGGTTTAGTCAAATTAAATGTAAACTTCTTCTTTGAGAGGTATAGATTTGATAAGATTGGTAACAGAAACGCTGCATTTGGGAAAGTAGGAATGAAAGATATCAAAGTCACTAACACAAATGAAGTTGCAAACAAACTAGGATTCGTACTAGACCAGAAAGATGTTGCCTCTGTGGGTGTCTAAATAAAATTATAATAATGTCACATTATGCCTTTACCTAAATTATCCATACCTGAGTATGATTTGGAGTTACCTCTTACAGGTACGAAAGTTACATACAGACCTTTTCTTGTAAAAGAAGAGAAACTACTTTACCTTGCAATGGAGTCGCAAGACAACAAGCAAATGGTAAAAGCAGTTAAAACTATCATTAAAAACTGCACTAATTTAAAAAGTAATGTAGATAAACTCGCTACTTTCGAGATTGAATACATTTTCCTTCGTATTAGAGCAAAAGCAGTTGGTGAAATTAGTGAATTTAAAATCACCGCACCAGATGACGAAAAGACATCTATTCCAGTCCAAATACCATTGGAAGAAGTAGAAGTCCAAGTCCCTGATGGTCATGATAAGAAGATTAAACTCGATGACAAAATTGGTATTGTAATGAAGTATCCTTCACTGGATGCATTTATTCAACAGAATATGAGTGAGAATCCCACTGTAGATGACATCTTTGAGATGGCAGCTAAGTGTATAGACCAAGTATATGATGAAGAAGAAGTTTATGACTCTTTCTCCCATAAAGAAGCACTAGAGTTTCTAGAGAATCTAAATTCTGAGCAATTTGCTCTAATACAGAATTTCTTTGAGACTATGCCTAAACTACAGCATACTATTGAGGTATATAACCCAGAGACCAAAGTCAAAAGTGAAGTAGTTTTAGAAGGGTTAGCGTCTTTTTTCGAGTAGCATTAATGCATGACAGTCTTGAGAATTACTACAAGACAAACTTCGCATTGATGCAGCATCATAAGTATAGTCTCACTGAGCTAGAGAATATGATGCCTTGGGAGCGTGATGTTTATGTTAATCTCCTCTTAGCATTCATTCAAGAGGAAGAGCGAAGACAAAAAGCAGAAAGCAATCGTATGTCTCTCTGATGGCAGCCAAATTAAGGAAATTTGTTACTATCAATAAGTTTTCCGCCAAGACTGAGGTGGGAGACGCTTTTAATGAGCTCAGAACAGGTATTAATCGTGCAGGAGTTGTTACTGATTCTATTGGTCAGAATGTAATAGCACAGTCAACCCTACTAAAATTTCAAGCAGATTATCTTTCAGATAGTAGAAATAGACAGGTTACTATTGTAAGGAAGGGACAGAAACAGAAAACCAAATTCTTCAAAGACATGAAAAAACGTCTTAAAAGGATGTTTGGTCTCAAAAAAAGAAAGAAGGCAGAAGAAGTTGCAGAGAATGGTGTAAAGGAAGGAGCAAAACAAGCAGATAAGAGGTTTAGTAGTATTCGTAAACCTATAGAGAGTTTCATAGGTATGCTCAGTAAGACACTGGGCACTATGGTCAAGTGGTTTGTCATATATGGTGCATTAAACTTTATTCAGAAAAATCCAGAGCAAGTAACTAAATTAGTTAAATTCTTCTTCACTCTAGGTAAGTTTGCATTTAAGATAGCCACTTTTGGTATGGGTGGTGTGATAGGAGGTCTAAGTAACGTATTTGGAGACCTTAGTGACAAGACTGGTGTCGAAAGGGGAATGCGTCGTTTTCTTGGAGTATTCCAGATAATTGGTGGTATAGCAGCATTAAGGACTGCTCAATATCTTGTTATGCCATGGAAGTTGATAAGTGATATTAAAGGTGTCAATTCTATGTTTGATAAGAATGCGATGACTGCAGAAGAGTTGAGGCAATCGCAAAAGGCAAGATTAAAAGGTTATAGGGATAAGAAGACAGGAGTCATATACTCAGAAGATGAATATAATGCAATGAAAAAGTCAGCAAATAGAGCTGATGCTAAACGTGGTGCGAAGGCAGGCAAAGGGTATAAGTCTGAATTATATAATAAAGAATTAGAAAATAGATTCCAAAAACAATACAGAGGTAAGGGTAAGTTACAGAAGTTACAGCAAAGAGGTAGAATTGCTCGTGGCAAAATGGTCAAGGGTGTAAAGGGATTTGCAAAGAAAAATCCAATGAAGATGGCAAAAGGATTTGCTGTTTTAGGTGGTGTTACACGGATTGCATCAGGAATGGCAATGGGTGAAGAAGCAGGGTCTGCGATAGGTGCGGGTGTAGGTCAGGCAGTTGGTGGTATGGCAGGAGCTGCAGCATTAACAGCAGTTGCACCATTCTTAGGACCTTTCGCACCTATGATTGGTAGTGCTATTGGTGGTTTCTTAGGTGAATGGGTTGGAAAAGCGTTTGGTAAGATGGCACAACCTATATTTGAGCCTATAAAGAGAGCATTTGGTATGTATTTTGAATTGGCAAAGGCAATATATAAACCCTTTATTGACAGTCTAGGACCTGTGCTTGGCGAAGTATTTAATGTGTTAGGTGCTCTTGGTGGAATGTTGTTTAAGTTTACAAAACCATTAAGAGATTTCTATGGATTTGTTTTTAGTCAGGGGATGAAAGCGATAGGTGATACAGTAGCATTTGTAATTAACAATGCTAAACGATTGATGGACCCAGGAAGTATGGCACAAGGGTTTGCCGATTTCTTAACATTTAATATGTTTGATTTTGATAATATGAATGACCCTGAGAAGGAAAATAAAAATAAAAATAAAAAGAAATCACGAAGAGCAGAAGGCGGACCTGTATTTGTACCATTTATAGCTATGTCAACATCAGTGCGAGACGCACAGTTTGCAGAGGGTGGTGTAGTAAAAGCGTTTGAGTTAGGAATGAAAGTTGCAGGACACAGTCCAACTCAAAGATGGCAGGAGTTTGAGCAGGGTGGTAAGGTATTAACCGTACCATATTACAATCAAAGAGCAAATGACGATGACCCACTTGGTCGTAAAGGAGATACACAGTGTTATTCTACTGTCATGGCAATGTGGACAAGTTATTTGACAAAGAATAATGTATCTACAAAAGAATATAATAAGACAAGAAGTAAGTATGGGTCATCCACTTCCGCTTCAGCACAAGAGAAAGCATTGAAAGATTATGGTATTGAAAGTAAGTTGCAGACTGGTGTGCAGGGATATGATGTCTTAAAGAAAGAAATAGATGATGGATACCCAGTACCTCTTGGAATGAAGTATACAGGGTCGGGTCACTGGGCTATGTTGACAGGTTATTCACCATTAGGTTGGATTGTGCATGACCCCTTTGGTCAATTAGGTAAAGGTGGCAACTGGATTAAGAAGAATGCACAGGGTAGTAAGACTGATGGTGTAGGTAAGTCATATCTCATGACACGAGATATATTCCAAGACCAGTCACCTGAGGATGATATATGGATGTGGAAAGCACCTCGAAGTACGAAAGAAATTACAAAACCAAAATCAGCAGAGCCTAAGAAGGCATGGTGGGACCCATTAGGTGTATTCACAGGTAATAAAACTAAACTTACGACAGAGACAAAGAAAGAAGGTGCTGAGGAAGAGACTGAAGCAGGCAAAACTATTGCGTCATTATTGGATAATCTTTCTAAGGATATGGAGAAAGCATTAGGGCAAATTACGATGGATGATAAGGTTGAAACTAATATGACATTCTCTGATGCTACTCTGTTAAACAAGGCACAAAAGGATGCTGATGAGGAAATGCAGAGTAATTTCGTTGTAATTACTCAACAGGTCGACCAACCCATAATAAATAATGTTAAGGGTGATACCCCTAATATTAGATATGTTTCTACCAACAATGGAATGCTAACAAATGGCAACTGATAATCCATCTAGTATCAAAGTCCCTAAGGCAACTCTTTATAAGATGGTATCTTATAAGGGGTCTACTGGTGGAAAGAAATATACACCCTTACAATCTGCAGATGAAATGGGTAAGATGCAGGGTGATATGGGGAAAGGTTTTCAAGCAGTAATAGGTGGTATAAACTCTTTAGGTGCATCTATCAATAGCATTGCACTAGGTGTGCAGAGCATGACTTCATCTTTGAAGACATCAATAGGTAAACAGGTAAAAGCAGCAAATACAATAGAGAAAGTCCAGAAAGAAGCAATAAAAGCAGATGATGATAGAGAAAGAGAAAAAATAAAGAATGAGCAAAGACAAAAAAAATTAGAGCAAAGAAACCAATCAGAGGAAGATGGAGAAGTAGGTGGTAAGCGAGGTCTATTCAAGAATATAGGAAAAGCATTTAAAGAAAATACTAAGAAGTCATTTGGAGGATTATTCACTGGATTAGTAAGATTATCTACTTACTTCCTCAAGATAGTCATGGGTATGGCAGCTTTGACTTGGATAGCAAGGAATCCCGAAGCAATACAAAGACTTGCTAAGACACTAGCAACTGTAGGTAAGTTTATCCTTAATATGTCATCATTCCTAGCAGGGAATGCATTTAATGGTCTTATAAAATTTCTTGAGAATCCTATTAGTCTTAAAGGATTGTTTGGTGCTCTTCAATTTGTCGCTGCTGCTGCACCTTTATTTGCAACACTAGCATTCCTTAAGAATCCTAGAGGCACAGTAAAAGCGTTTGCATGGGTTTTAAGCACACTAGGCAAATCATTAGGTGGAATAATGAAAGCTGGTGGACGCATGGATAAATTGCGTGGTTTTTATCGTAATAAGTTTGCAAAGGTTGGGTTAGGTGTAGGTTTAGGACTAGGTGCAGCGTTTGCAGTTTCACAGGCGGGTGGTGATACATTTGAAGCAGTAGGAGCAGGAGTTGGTGCAACTGGTGGAGCTATGATAGGTCAGTCAGTGGGTAATGCCATTGCTGGTCCTGTAGGTGGTGCTTTATTGGGAGCAGCAGGAGGATTTTTAGGAGGAAAAGCAGGACAGGGTATTGGTAAGTTTTTGAGTCCTTTAACTGAGCCTTTAGGTAGATTTTTCAAAGATGTGGGTAAGGTATTTAATGATATAATGGCTCCTATACAAGAAAGTTTATCTGGATTCTTTGAAGCACTTGGTGGTGTTATGAATGGAATTTTAGATTTCATTGAGCCACATATGCCAATGATTACTAAGATTCTAGGAATTGGTATTAACACTTTGTTTGCACCTCTATTCTTAGGTTTGAAGGCATTAACAGCAGTATTGAAATTCTTTGCACCTAAAGGAACTGAAACAACGACAGAGTCTTCTTCCTTCTCTGAGAGCATGAGTTATAAGAGAGCATACAACCCAGATACAGGATTACAGGAAGTTATTGAGGGCACTCAAGATGAAGGTGTTGACATTGTTGCAGCGAATCAGCATAACTATAAGTCACAGATAAAGATGTTGGAAACTGAAAAAAGGTTTGATAAAATAGAAACAGAAGCACGGGGTCTTGAGTTTGACCCATCCCAATATGATGAGAAACTTCTAAAACTTGAAAAAGCATATAATTCTACTCTAGAATTTGGTGGTATTCAAACTTCAGCATCAAGAGCAAAAGGTGGATGGATAAACGGTCCTATGTCTGGATACCCTGTATCACTAGACGGTGGTAGAAGCACAGCGTTTATTGGTCATGGTTTAGAGTGGGTTGGGTCTAAGATGGCGAGTGGTGGTGCATTTGTTGTGCCATATAATACTCCTGCAACTAAAAAGGATAGCGGACTAACATCACGAAGATTTCGTGAGGCAATGATGGGTGGATATGCATTACCCACTAAGGCAGAAGGTGGTGAGGTAGAGCAAGTTATAGGAAATGTAGAGGTTGAAAATAAAATCATGGGACAAGGATTTAATATTGATATTGAAGAGCTTAGAAAACATCAAGCACAGATATTAAGACAATTACCTGAGGGCACTTCTATTGATGATGTGATTGCGGGTGAAGTTAATATGCAGCATACACAGTTGATTAAAATCTTAGCAAACAGTGATGCACAGAGAGCTACACATCAACGCAGAAGGATGGAGGTAGTCAGTAAGTTAAAGAATAACTTTGCCAACTTCCTAAGAGCAGAGCCGAATGAAGAAGGTCAAGCTACAGGATGGAAGAGAATCTATATGGGATTGGCAGATGCTTATACAGGTAATAAGTATGATTTTGATGGTCGTGGTGATATGTTAGATGGTGCAGAGAAATTACACACAGAAGTTGGTAATATGATAGAGTTAGCAAAACTAGCACTTGTTGATAAAAAGAATGAGATACTAGCACAACAAAATAAAGTAGTAGAAGCACCTAAGGTAACAGCAGACCCAATAGTCACAGGTAGTGGTGGAGGTGGTAGTTTTGATGTGCCTATAAATGTAGATAATGATGGAGCAGCTGACCCCTACCTTATAACTAGATTTGGGTTAGTATCCGAATTTAACGGAGACATGGCAGACTTAATGTAATGGCAGATAGAAAATCACGGTTATTTACGCTAGACAAGATGGAGATTGCAATACCTAATGGTAATCCTCCAACTTATGATATACGAGACTTAGTAATTGATTTCACTTATACTGAATCTATAGACTCACCATTTTTAAGAGTTGATTTTAGTATGGTTGATGCTATTGACTTCAACAAACTACTGATAGGTGGAGAGATTATCACTGTCAAGTTGACAACTGAAAGTAGCACGTTGAAAGGTAATAAACAGTCATTAGAATTTAAAGTTAGAGTATTTAAAATTGGTAGCACTCTTAAGAGTGAGAGAGGACAGTTGTATATTTTACATTGCACATCGCCAGAAGCATATACAAATGAAATGAATAAAGTATTCAAACCATTCGGACCTGCAGGAAAAGATGTAGATAACATTCCTAAGCACATATGTAAAGAATACCTTTCATCACCTAAAGAAAAGACTAAAGATGTAAACTTTGAAACTCACTCTAAAATATCTTTTGTATCTACGAATTGGAGACCAGTAGAAGCAATAGCATATATGTCAGATAAGGTAACACGTGTTGAAGGTAGTGGTGGTGGAAAAGCATCTGAAAAACAATCTGGTTTCTTATTCTTTGAGAATAGATATGGATTTAATTTTAAATCACTAGACGCACTCTGTCTGGGAGATGGTATACCGAAGGAAGCAGAGATATTTGAATATACTTATATACAGCAGGGTAGTGACCCTCCTAACAATGGTTATCATACCATTGAGAGTATATCCTATCCTGACAGAGCCAATCATCTCAGAAACATGAGAATGGGGACATTTAAGACAGTTGGTATTAGTATATCAATGCCTCGTCCTACAAATTCAAATGCTACTGACTCTGGCTCAACTGAAGAAACTGCCCCTGCAGGGACTATTCATAGTCCTCGAGAATTGTCATACAATCAGGTGTTTTCAAAGGCAGATACAATACATAAAAGAAAACCTTATGATTTGCCTTCTGACTTAGAAGAATTTGATGGTGCGACTAGAATCAAGTATAGAGCATTACCTGGCTTGAAAAATCAAGTCAATAATGATGACCCCGAAAATGGGACAAGTTCTGATACTGACACAATGGCAGTTGCGGAATATGCTGCAGCACGCTATAATCTACTACAGGCTATACAACTATCAATAGTTGTACCTGGAAACTCTGCTCTGACGGCAGGAATGCTCATAAAAGTGAGGATACCCGCCTCTCAGGAGAAGCAAAGGTCTGTTAAAGAAGACCTAAGATATAGTGGGATGTATTTAATCTCCGCAGTGACACATACTTTCACTAAAGAAGGTTTAACTAGCCAACTTGTTTTGACTAGGGACTCTGTTATGAAAGAAACTTATTAAAGGTAACTAATATGGAATCAATCGAAAAACACATTCAAAAAGACAAAGACATCGTGGACGACCCACTAGCAAATCCTGCAGCACGCAGACATGCTAAGGTAGAGTTACATGAGTTGGAAGAATACGCAGAGCATCACAAAGAAGAGATTGCAGCAGGCGACCATCATGACCCTAATGCACTTGAGCTCTGGTGTGACCAACACCCAGAAGAACCTGAATGTCTGGTATATGACGACTAATGGCACATCGTAAAAAGACAAACAAACTAAAGAATCCTCCTTCAAAGTGGAAGGATAAATTGCTTGAAGAAGGACCTAAGTCTTTCATGCAAGCAATTCTATATGAACAATTAAAAAAAGGAAATAGTGAATCTACATAATATTACTCTGACTTCCGAAGAGTTGGAGTGTGTGAGGGTATGTTTGACAAATGCACCCATTCCTTATGATATAACTAAAAAGAAGATTCCTGCTGATATTCTACACAGAATAGGATATCCAACAAAGGAGGAGCATGAGGGAGAAATCCTTGTAGATTGCGATTTATCGATTTACGAACATGATGAATAACTGGGAAAACTTAATTCAAGGACATTACCGAAACCAACGTCAAGCAATGTCTAATCCTGCCAAGTGGCCACAGGTTGATATTAGAATCTGGAAGACTGGTAGTGGTATCTTTGAATCTAAATCATGGTATAAGTATAAGGGTGAAGAAAATCCTTACAACTGGTTACGTTATAGGGTAACTGGTATGGCAGAAGATTATGTGAAAACAGACATCTTCAATTTAATGCACAATACAGATTCATGTCCTTTCTATTGGAAATGGAATAAAGAAACTGGTTGGTGGTCTGGCACTACTCTAGAAGATTGTGTTGTCAGAGGACATAAGATGGTATCAACAGTTAGATTCAATGGGTTTGATTACAGGTCTCAAGATGTTGGATACAATCTGGAAACAAATGAGCAAGCATGGGGCAAACCAAAAGAAGAAGGTGAGTTTCAATTTGTGGCTATAAATAACTAAAACTTTAATAAAATGAGAACAAGGTCGGACTTTCTAGGAAGGGATGGTTACACATGGTGGGTTGGCGAGGTTGAGTCTAATCAAGACCCCTCAAAGCTTGGTCGTGTCAAGGTGCGTATTCTTGGATGGTATACTGGAAGTCACGACAAAGAAACATATACAAAAGAAGTCCCAACAGTATCATTACCTTGGGCAAGTGTATTACTACCTACTGATAAAGCACAGATTAAAAATACAGGTACAACCTGTCAACTGCAGCCAGGTGCATGGGTATTAGGATTTTTCCTTGATGGTGACGAAGCACAGTTACCTTGTGTATTGGGAGCGTTTAGAGGATTTCAACAGAAAGAAAGCGATAAGAAAACTACCATTGCTGATGGTAAAGAAGGTGTAGATGCTAATATTTTACAGAAAGATTTAACTGGCTCAGAGAGAAACGAAGGTAATCCATTTGTAGTAGTGCAATCAGAGACACCTTCAAGTGAGACAGGTGGCACAGAAGAATCACGTGGTGGTATATCAACTGCAGAGCAAACACTCCCAGGAAATGTAATTACCAATCCTATCAAACCCTCTGTAAATGCAAACTCTATTGCAGATGGAGTTGGTGGGCCTGGTGGGTCAGGATTTGAGTTAGACTTGAATCGTATGTTGCAAGACTTAGGTGAAATGGCAACATCCTCTGCATGGACTAAGAATGGTATGATTTCACTTGCAACTGGTCATAAGATTGCAGGAGATAAAATTAGAGAGCATCTAGGAAGGATTACTAACTTCTTATCAAGTGGTATTGCAGGCATACTTGCACCACTAAAAGAATTGTTAGCAAAGATTATTGCAGAAGTTATTAATGCTTTAGTTAAGATTGTATCTAAGTTTATTCCTCTTGTTGTTATCCAAGCTATTCTTGGTTTAGTTGAAGAGATATTCAGTATATTTTGTGCTAAGACACCAATGTGGTTAGGACTGGTGCGAGCCGCACTGAATGATGTGGTGAATTTCGCCAATCAGATGGCATCGTTCGCAATTAATAAGGTAATACAAGTAGTTAATAAAGCAATCAGTGATGCAGTTAGAGCAGTTACATGTCGTATATTAAATGGTATTACCTCAGCAATGGAGAGAATCAAAGGTGTTGCGGGTGATGTAATTGCAGCAGTTAATATAGCAAAAGCAGCAGCAGGGGCAGCAAGAGCACTTGGAAAAACTGTTAGTAAAATCTTTGAGATTGACTTTACTTCACTAGACTGGGGTAGTTTGATTTCTATTATCAAGATGCTTCTTGGAGCATTGTTTAAAAAAGACTGTGGTAGGAAAATTAAACGACCCAAACAAAACCGATGGTATCCTTTGATAGGTACGACACCTTGTGACAATATAGATGATGCAGTAAAGGGCACACCATATAAATGTGGTGACATGAATTCAATATATGATAATAAAGGTGTAACGATAAAAGGTCTCAGTTATATTGATAACATGTTTCAAAACTTAGATACACAGTTGATGGAGGTAACTACCTTCCTCGATGGGTCTAAGATAATTCATGATGCAAACCCAGGTAAGATAAAATCTATTTTCTCAGGACCTGGTGGGGTATCTACCTTTGAAGATGAATATGGTAACAGACATCTTAATGTGCCTAATAATGAAACTACAATTATTGGTAGAGACTTAGCACAAACTGTTAAGGGTAATTATGTATTGACAGTTGAAGGAGATATGTATCTCAAGGTCATGGGTAACTATCATGAGGAAGTGACTGGTGCAAAGAATGAGCACTCATCTAACGGTCCTCAAGCAGAGTCAGAAGGGTCATCTAATAATCCTAATGACCAGTTAGGTAGTATGTTAAAAGATGTTGATACTAACGTGACATCACAACATACAAATAGTAGTACATTCACAACTGCAAATGCTGATAACGGTGGTGGCGGATATACTGGTGGCGGTGGAAGAAATAATCCAGATAATATAAGTAGAGTATACAAGAAGAAGGAAGGGGAGAGATACCAGATATTAAAGAGAAATAATTTAGGTGGATTCTATCCAGTAAATGAGATACCATTTCATCCTGACGCTGACGAGTGGGGTAGGACACCACACGGTCCTCAACTTACTGCTGATTTACAGGATGATAACGAGCAGAAGTCTGCTATGCGTAAGGAAGGAGACCACGAGATTGCATACACAGGTGAGGTAAAGATTCAAGGGTCTAAAGTCAAGATTACTGCTGTTGAGGGTATCAACTTAAATGCACAGACAGTTAGGACAGAAGCAAATACTATTGAAAATGTTGCTGACGGTGAGATAACTAACGAAGCAAACTGGATTACATCATTCTTAAACGCAGGAAGATTTGAGTTTGTTGCACTATTCAATCCATTTGCTGCATTAACTGGACAATTTAGTTTAGTTAAGGGGTCAATCGTAGATGTTGTAACTGACTTACCATTCCCATCAGTTTCACCACCAACACATACTCGTATCGCAGTGTCAACATACACACCTGGCTCAATGAATGATATTCTTACAGGTGCTATATCAGGTGTCCATAACACATTCATCGCTGCCCCAACTGGTGTAATTACCGAATTTGTAACCGCAGGAAACATCATGAATCAGGTGGTAACAGGGATGGCATCCTATGGAGTTGGTGCGGGATACATGGCAACTGGTTGCGGTTTCGGACCTCATCAGGTCTATGGCTTGCCATTACTCCTAAACTAGGGTATACTAGGGAGAGATACACTCCCCTCATGATTGAAAGCTTTGATGAGCTCAGTAATACAACAACGTATTTGGAGCACATCTGGGTCAATATACCCAAACGTAGCGTAAAGATTCTCGATACTGAAGGCTACGAAGAGACTGTCACATGGAAGTTTGACAGTGATGGAATGGAGGGTTTCACGGAAACCTTACAAACATTCCAAGACTTACCCGAAGATTTAATCACATACCTATGAATATAATCAGCGTAGAGGTAGCAGAGTTTAAAGCAAACTTTGACTTCATCATGTCACTTGTAGCAAAGGGACATACTGTAAAAATAAACACAGGAGATAAAGTTGCTATTATTACTTCAGTAGCACAGGCTCCACCCGAGATAAATATTCCTCAACCAGAGGAATTTGTGCCTGACCCTGCAGGGACACAGGCATTTGTCTCTGAATCTCTAGGACAAATGACACAGGATTTTTAATGGAAAACCTTAGTGATAAATTAGAAGATGTAATCCAAGCGGAGACGTATGGTTTCTTTCCTACACCTGTTACAAGAATCAAAGCAACACAACATGCAGACCTTAAGAAAGGTATCATGGAGTGGATAAGTAAACAAGATATTTTACCTAAACATGGAAGAGAAACAATATGTCATGGCATCTCACAGATAGGAGAAACTAATGCACTGATAAATGAGTATCAGGAATTTAGAGAAATTATCATGGATGCTATCCATAAACATAATGAATCATCTTATAATTACAAATCAGATTTACAAATCTCTGAGAGTTATCTTGAGTTAGCAGCAGAAGGTGCAATCTATGCACCACATGAGCATAGTAATTGTGTATACTCACTTACTTACCTAATTAACTATAATCATGAGCAGCACTCTTATATTAAATGGAGAAAGAATGTTGCATCGAATCATTATCCAATACTACAGATTGATAGTAAAGACCCTACTGCCTTTAATCTAACAGAAGCAACCTTCAATATGGAGGAAGGAGATATTATTATCTACCCATCAAATGTCACACATGGATTTGATTCCAATCCTAGCAATGATAGAATTTCATTTACAGCAAACATTACCATAAGCTAATGGTCAAAGCACAAATTACAAATAATTACTGCTGGCTTACATTGTATACTCAGAAACCTGAGGAGACAGTAAGGATAATAGTAATGATGTGGTTTGTTAATGGTATTCCATTTACCTTTGAGGAGTTACCACAAGCAGTGCAAGAAATGCATGAGGTTGTAGTAGAGGCAGACGTATTCTCGCTAGAGTATACTGACATTGACTTGTATCATTGGAGTGAATACCTTATAATGGAGGAGTGTCATCCTCTAATATTTGATATGGAATATATGACTGAAAATTATGATACAATCCCAGAATAATATTTTTAGTCAATCTTTTTATTGGAAATTTCAAGCACCAAATAAAGAGGAGTTAAGTACATTTGTATTAGCACAAGAGAGTGGAGACCCTGTACCTTGGGGTAATCTCTGCTCTGTTAAGATGACACAGATACTAGATGATATACTTCCTATGATGCAACCTAGCATCAACAAATTCTGTGAAGAAGTTGACCAAAGAATGCTCATGTCTATGAATAGACCTTGGGTAAGTCATTATGAAAAGGGAGACTATCAAGAACCTCATGACCATAATGATTGTGATGTTGTTGGTGTTTTCTTTCCAGAATATTTGGAGGGGTATTCACAATTTTATTTCCTAGATAGACATGTAGATTTATCATCAGTATGGAAACGTGTTTTACCAACAGAGCAAACACATATTCCTAAAATCGAGGCAGGAGATATTCTATTTTTTCCTGGCCACATGTTACATGGGGTGTCATCCCACAAACATGACAATATAAGAAAAACATTATCCTGCAATTTTTGGGTAAAACAAATTGCACCTAAACTATTATGAAATTATTTCTTGACTCTGCTATAACAGATGAAATCAAAAAGTATTATAATACTGGTTTGATTGATGGAGTCACAACAAATCCTACTCTGATATACAAATCAGGTAGAGACCCAGAAGATGTATATCAAGAGTTAATCGACATTGGTATACCTGACATTAGTATGGAAGTCGTAGGTGATGAAAATACTATGATTGGTGAAGGTAGAAGACTTATTAAAAAGTTTGGTAATCGCCAATCAACAATTAAAGTGCCCTGCACAGTGGAAGGTCTAGCCGCATGTAGAGCATTATCAGATGAAGGAGCAAGAGTAAATGTTACTCTTATATTCTCATTAGCTCAATCTATATTGGCATATAAATCAGGAGCGACATATATTAGTCCATTTGTAGGTAGAGTTGATGATAACTCATTCAATGGTTTGGAATTGATAAAAGAAATTGCTGCTACATTCTGCACACATGATGTAGAATCAACAAAAGTATTAGCAGCGTCACTTCGTGATGTGCATAGTGTTGCTGAATGTTTCACATATGGTGCTGACATTGTTACAATGCCACCTAAAATCTTTGATAAGATGTATAATCATGTATTGACTGAAAAAGGTTTAGCATTATTTGACGCAGACTATGCAGCAACAATCGGTAAAACACTTTAAACAGTGGATAGATGAGTGTTTTTTCTTGGGTGTGACATGGAATGATGTCATTGATAAGGTTGATGTTGATGTTTTTAATGGTGAGTGGGGTTATTGTGAAGACCCACAAGAGGGATTCATACCAACTATAGTATGTGAAGGTAAATGGACTCCACCTATTTTTAAACCTATCATAGACAAAGTTGCAGATAATTTTGATTATAATAGAGTCCATACTTATATCTCATTTGCAAAGAGTAAAACACTTGGCAGACATAATGATACAATGGATGTATTCATTGTTAATGTGCTAGGAATAGTGAAATATGAGTTTGATGATGGCACAGAAGTAACTCTAGAACCTGGTGATGGCATACATATTCCTAAAGGAGTGTATCATAACCCCTCAGTTATAGGTCCTAGATGTAGTCTATCCTTCTCAAAGGAATAGAACGCTTATAAATAAAAAAGTAGCAAAGTAGTGTTGAATTTCAGTGGCAACTAAAAGAATATCCCAGTTAGATACAATCGCAGACGCACTCGTAACTGGTGAAGCTATTCTGCCTATTGTTATATCAGACCCGCTAATCCCAAACCGTAAGGCAAAAGTTAATCAACTTTTTAGAGGATTGTCAGCAGGGTCACAGACTGCTCCTGGGTTATCCTTCGATTTGGACAGGGATTCGGGAATATATCAAAGTGCTGTAAATGAGATTGGTATCACATTTGGCACAGCAGCGTTTTATAACACACGCAGAAACAATACAGATGGGTCGTCGACCTTAGTAGTCAGAGCTGTAGACACTGCCTCTGCAACATCAAGCATTGAATTCACACCTCAGGGTAGTGGATTCTTTACTGTGAACGGTCCTATTATTCAGACCGATGCACAGTTTTTCTTAGGAGGAGACCAAAACCCTGCTAAGAGAGCACACTTTAACGTAGATACTATATCTACACAGTCAGGGACACGTCGTTTTGACTTACCAAACGTAGGTACAAACACAAGCACAACATTGCTTGCAAACGATACATTCCAGACTATTACTAACAAGACAATTATTATCAAGGACGGTGAGTTACAAATCACAGGTTCTACATCAACTGATAAGATTGCTAAGTTAGAGTGTGACGCATGGGAGTCACCTGGGTTGCATACCTATAGACTACCTGATTTTGGTGCTGCTGTAACACAGTCAACTCTATTGGATGACGTTACAGAGCAAAATGTATTCAATAAGAATATGGTTAACCCCACATTCTCGAATACACCTTCAAGTGATGAGCAGAATGACCCTACTCGTTATGTTATTTTTGATTCTTCTCAACTAACTTTAAACAGGACAGTTGTATTTCCTGACCTTAACATCAAGGTAGTTGGTGAGGCATCATCACAAACAATAGAGAATAAACTGTTTAAGGGAGCAGTTTTCTGTGACACAGACGTAAATGATGGTGAAGGTAGAAAGATACAATTCGACCTGTCCAACATAGAAGATAACCAGACATATGCTTTTGGTTTCCCGAATAATACGGTTACCGCCCCACTAAACAATGCGGGTGCTACAAATATCTTAGTTACTGAGTTAAAAACTCAAACTCTTAAGAATAAAACCTTAGAGCTTACTAAGATAAATAACCCAGACGACGTTAATGGTGAGATAACCATTGATGCATCAAACTTGACTGGTGCTCGCACCATTCAATTCCCAGATGCTAACGCTACATTGCTATCTACTAACAACATTAGTGATGTTGCAATCAGTTTCGGTGGTGCATTATCCGCTCCTGTATTGGGCGGACAGATTCGATTACAATCATTTTTCCAAAGCGGATGGTAAGTAAATGACAGCAGGAAGACTAGCCGCTGCAAAACCAGGGGCGACTACAAACACAACGGTATATAGATGCCCTACTACAGTAACTGGTAGCACAGTATTAAATGTGTGTAATCAGTCAGGAAGTGCAGCGACATATCGGACAGCATTGAGAGACTATGACCAAGTGTTACATCTAAGTGGCACACAGTCATCTACAGGTGCAGCAGCATCTCCTTTAAAATTTGCTCAAGGTAATCCGATTACCGCATATAAAATTCAGACAAACCCAGGATTCCAAGATGCTGCAGCGATTCCAGGTACAACTTTTACATCAACAAACAATGCGATAGCAACAATTCTTGACGTATTCAAACCAACATCAGACGTTACATATTACACTATAGTTGCACCTGTCTCACAAACTCAGTTAGAAGCTAATAGTCAAGCAGGTACTTTCAGTAATGGTGAGACAATTACAGGAGCAACATCAGGTCTAACTGCTGTTTATCGTGGAGGAGCAGACACTGAATTAACACTACAATTTACAAATGTTACTACAGCAGCGACCACATTTAATATTTCTAGAAATACTGGTCTTGCTGACGGTATGTATCTTACCTTGGGTATTGCCCAAAATACAGATGGGTCTCCTGCGAATACGGAAATCGTTAGTATCAACGCTAGTGGAATTAATACAACAACGAATGTTTTAACTGTTACTCGTGGTGCTCTTAACACAACTCCTGCAGAAATTCCTGCGGGAAGGTCATGTAATGCGTGGAGTGCATCTGCTACAGTTACAACTATTGATGAGGGTGCGACATTTGCATCTGGTGACCTAACACTTACAGTTGCAGATTCTACTGGATTTGTTTCTGGTGGTAAAATGTTAATTGACAATGAAATATTAAATATCACAGACGTAGCAGGAAATGATATAACTGTTGAGAGAGCACAGTATGGCACAGGAGACGTTGACCACAATAACGGTGCAACAGTTACACTGTTAACAGATAACGGTGTATATCTTGCCAACTATTTCACTGAATCGGAGAATATTTCTGGTGGCACATCAAACGCATCAGCAACATTAGGATTCTCTACTGCATCTGACGCTCTCATTACTGATAAGTATCTTCTCTCTGAAACACAGGGTAGTGGACACGTACTTTTTGGGTCAATACTTATCAGGAAAGATAGGTTATATAAATTTGATTTAAGTGACGCTAGTAACAATAACTATCCACTTAAATTCTCCGCAGATGAGGCTGAAGGTACAAACGCAGACCCAACCCCAGGTACTGAATATACTGCAGGGGTCAGTAAAGTAGGTACTGCAGGCACAGGTGGAGCATATACTTCAATCGCAGTAACAGAATCTACTGAGATTAACATATTTGCATATGCAGATGGAAGTCCTGCGGGTAGCACACTTGGTATTGGTTTCTCACTTGCAGTTGATGAAAACCCTGCATATAATGAGATATACATTTATGATGTAAAAGGTGAAGCTCTTGTTGCAGGCGACACCTTCACTGTTAATAGTGTCACCTATACTATTACAGCAGATAGTCTTGGTGGTGGTAGTGCTGCTGTAACACCAGGACCCTTTGGTTATGTGCAGTCATATGACCCAGTTAACGCTCACCTAAAAGTTACATTGGGTGAAGGGTCAGCAGGATTTACTGCAGGCACAGACTTCTATGACACACCAACTTTAAACAACGGTACTCGCACAATGGCAGAGGTTGTAGATGGTAAGATACTTACTATCAACTCTATTGGTGCAGCAGATGGAAGTAGAGCAGCAGGCACTTACTCTATCTCAGCCCCATCAGGCACTACAGGTAGTGGCACAGGAGACACATACTCTATAGTTGTGGATGGTAGTGGTGCAGCGACTGTGACTGTTATTGATGGTGGTAAAGGTCATGCAGCAGCAGATACAATTACAGTTAATGACTCATTACTTGGGTCTGGTGGCGGGGCAGCGTTGACATTTAATGTCGCTACAGTTAGCACAGGTGTCAATACAGACCAAGCAGCAATTTATAATGCAGAAGATTATGTATTCTATGGTAAAGAAGTTGCAGCAAATACAACAGATAAAAATAGTGCAATCATTGTCGGTCCTGGGCAAAACTTAACAGTCTACTCGTCAGCAGGCGACTTAAGTTATGTTGTTACAGGGTTTGAATCTCCGTCGGATGACTTTACAGTGGTCAATATGACTAAGGTAGCAGCAGAAGGTGGTGGTGGTGCAGCACCCTAACTAAATATTTCCGATAGGAATTCCTTAAATGGCATTAACACGTCTTAAAAATATCATCACGTCGAGGACTGGTCGTATCATATACGTCAACCCCGACGACTTTGATGCGTCAGATAGTTTTGATAATAGAGGTAACTCAGCGTTACGTCCGTTTAAGACGTTGCAACGAGCATTTTTAGAGGTAGCAAGATTTTCATATAGAGTTGGTCTAAGTAATGACGAATTTGACGCATTCAGTATATACCTATATCCCTCAGAGTATGTTATAGACAACAGACCTGGGTTGGCAGATTACAACCAGATACAACCATTTAATGAGAATACTAACTTTGATTTAACGTCTGCAAGTAACGAATTATATAAATTTAACTCCACTCGTGGTGGTGTGATAGTCCCCAGAGGTTGCTCTGTTGTTGGTAGTGACTTACGTCGTACTAAAATTGTGCCGAAGTATGTGCCATATCCTACAGTGCAGGGTAGTTTAGGTATTACTGCTGCTAACGAGCCAGGTATCTCTGCTATATTCAGACTGACTGGTGGATGCTATTTCTGGCAGATGTCATTCTTTGATGGAGACAACAACGGTGTATATTATCGTGATGACCTTTCACAGATTGCCCCAAATTATTCGCACCATAAAATTACATGTTTTGAGTATGCGAATACTACAGACCTAGAACTCTATTATCAGAAGATTTCAAAAGGTTATGCTGTTATCCCAGATACATCTGGTATTATCGCACAAGACCAATTACAACCAAGAGTTGAAGAAAATAGAATTGTAGGTCCTATTTCTGATGAATTTGCTGTATCACAGATTATTAGAAACGGACAGACTGCAACTGCATTTACTGTGGATGAATTGGGTAACCCCAAGAATCACGGTTTCTCTGTTGGTGTTGCTGTTAATATATCAGGTGTAACAGGTCCTACTGACCAAGATGCTCTTCTCTATAATGGTAGTTTCTTGGTAACGTCTGCACAAGGCAACCAGTTTACATATCAGATGTCATCTGAGCCGTCAGGTAATGCGTTAGGTAGTAATATACTTGTTAAAGTTGAGATTGATACTGTTGACTCAGCATCACCATATGTCTTTAACTGCTCACTAAGAAGTGTGTGGGGAGTTGCGGGAATGCATGCAGATGGAGCAGAAGCAACTGGTTTCAAATCTATGGTTGTTGCTCAGTTTACTGGTATTTCACTACAGAAAGACGATAGAGCATTTGTGTTATACAACCAATCAACAGGAGCATATGAAGCACAAGCAGCAGGGTCTGGTGCACACATTAACGGTCTTTGCAAATATCGTAAAGGATGGCGTCACTGCCATATTAAAGCATCCAATGATGCTTTCATTCAAGTTGTTTCTGTGTTTGCTGTTGGATTTGGTGACCATTTCTTCTCTCAGTCTGGTGGTGACCTCTCTATTACTAACTCTAACTCAAACTTCGGAAATACGTCGCTGCGAAGCAAAGGATTTAAAGCAGCATCATTCACGAAAGATAAAGCTGGGCAAATCACTCACGTTATCCCACCCAAGTCGTTGTCAGATGTTGAAGAAATTTCAATCAACTGGGTTACTATTGACATTACCAAGACGAGAAACGTCGCAGACCCAACTAAACTATTTTTATATGGATATACAGTAGAGACTGCAAGACCACCAAGTAAAGTACAGGGATACACCATAGGTGCTAGACGTGATGATGTTAATACACCAGATAGAGTATATGTGCTACTGATTGCCAGTGGTGCATCTGAGCCAACAACTCATTATGCAGAGATTAATCCTTCAGGTCCTGACGTAACAGGCACAAGAGCGGGTGATGATAATTCACCTATCAAGTGGGATAGCACAAATAATCAATGGTATATACAGGTAGATGGTGGACAAAACACAATTTATACTACATTACTTGCTAATAGTATCTACCAAAACTTAGGATTCACACCTACTACATTTATCCGAAGAGTACCTGACGCAAGAAACCTTGTTGATAGAATTTACAGATACCGTTATGTATTGGATAAGGATGCTTTCCCAGTGCCTAGACCACCTATAACTGGTTTCGTTGTGCAACCTAGAAGTAGTGAGACAAACAGTCCTGCATATTCTAAGACATATTATCTTTATTCAGTAGAAACATATCAGACATTTGAAAGAGGTGTGACTGATGGAGTATACTATTTGACATTCTTGAATGCCAGTGTATCACCATCAACATCTAACTTTAACGATTTCTTCTTCTCACAACAGACTGTAGACTTATATCCTGCATTTGACAGAGACAACCCAGTTGCTGACCCTTCTGCTGCAGTATCAATAGCAGATAACGAGACACTAGGACTGGTGACAACAACAGATGGTGCATCACCTACACCTAATGAAGATACACAGAGGTCAATCACAAAAGAAACATCTCAATTCTTCTTACTAGAGTCAGAGAATAACTTAGGATATAACACTACATCTAACGTATTGAATGGTATTAGTGTGACTGCTAGATTAGGAGACGCAGAAGAGAGAAAGATACCATTGAAATTAAATGCAGATAACTCAGTCCAACCTATACTCTGTGAGTTGAGACGATACTCGATTCTCAGAGCATCAGGTCACACGTTTGAGTATCTAGGTTTCGGGCCAGGTAACTACTCAACTGCATTCCCATCTACACAGGTGGAGGTGTTAACACCCGCACAGGTCAGACTGTCACAGTCGTTGAAAGAAGCAGCAGGAGTTGCATATTACTCTGGTGTTAACAGTGATGGTGAGTTATTTGTTGGTAACCAAGTCATCAACCCTGTTACAGGTCAGATTACTAACGAAGATATTGCACAACTTAACGTGTTGGGTGAGGAAGGCACAACGATTGAGACATTCTCTGAGTTGGTGCTGACTGATAAATTGACTGTTATTGGTGGTGCATCAAACCAGTTAGAGTCTGTATTCTCAGGTCCTGTTACATTCCAGAAGAAAGTAACATCACAGGATACAATTCAGACACTTAATCTAACATACTCCAACGACGATGGCACAGTGCTAAGAAATTCATTCTTAGCAGAAGATAACGGCTCAGGTCAGCCCACTGTTGATGCCACACTTGCATTTAATGATGGAGACCTAGCATATAATATTGACTGGACACCAGGTACATTCTTAGGATGGATATATGACAGTGGCACATGGTATAAGTTTGGTCTAAGTGACACTGCACCTATTACATCTAATAGATTCGCAGGAGTTACTAACTATGGTATCGGAGAAGCACCCGACGCTAACAATAGATTTAGAATTACTGGTAATATTGCTGTTACTGGTGACATTGATGTTAGTGGTAAATATGGTTGTGCAGATAAATATAGTTTAGCAACAGGTGTAAATAGTGGTAACAATGGTGTAATGTATACAGGTAATGGAAACACAACCTCATTCGCTATATCACCTGGGCACACTGCATATTCGTTATTGGTATTCTTGAATGGTGTCTGCCAGAGACCAGGTACAGATTACACAGTTAATGCTAACTCTGTAGACTTCTCTATTGGCACAACTCCTCAAACAGGAGATAACATTCAAATTCGTGAATTGGTAATTTAATTAACGAGGGTAACCAATGTCAACAAAAATTATAGGTAATCAGATTGACGCAACCACTAGGGCTATCATGGAAGCACTACAGGTTACGGAGCAGATTAACCTACCCGCCCTTAATCAGTCACAAGTTAATGCTTTAGGTACGCCCGCATATGGCACGTTAGTGTATAACACTACGGAAGATATGGCACAGATATACAAGGCAGACGCAGCACAAGGTGTACCAGGCTGGGATGATGTCGGTGGTGGAGGACCTAGTGTAGGAGAAGATAGTATCATAAGGACAAATGGCACAACTATTGGTGAGACTCTAACAGTCGGGCCAAGTGCTAATGGTGGTGTAGAATTTACTAACGGATTCTCTGCAGGACCTATTAATATTGCCAATGGCAATACAGTCACAGTAGAGAATGGTGCACAATGGTTTATAATTGGTGGTGAGGACAACGACGTTGGTGAAGGTCAGATAATGCAGATGAGATATGCACAGACTCCAGCTAGCAGATATTTAATTCAATCACAAGATTTATCGCCCATACCTAACTTAGAGGTAACAATACAACCCTCACATACAAACTCAAAAGTGCTCTTAGTTGCTATGATTAATAGTAATGCAAGACACGTTACATCATTTGGTTTCCTAAGGAATAATGGCATATTAACCAGTAATCTCTCTGGTAACAGTAACGTTGGTAGTGGTAGTGTAGCTACTACCTATCATAATAGGGATACTGGTGGAGATATGTTTAATTGCGTTATACAAATGATGGATATGCCAAACACAACTAACCCCTGCACATATTCTGTTGGAGTATCAGCGTCATGGGGTGGTAGTGTGAGAGACCTCTATATTAATGATAGAGATAGTAATGACATGAGGTCAATCAGTAGTTTAGCTGCATACGAGATTAGAGGTTAATTATGAATCGTGGTGCTGATGATTTAAAAGCAGAAGCAATCAGGAGATTAAGACCTGACGTTGATTTTATTATTATTGATGGAGAGACTATTAAATTTCCAAATAATGATGCAAAAGCAATTCCTACTGCTAAATTAGAATATATGATGGAGGAAGTGCAGAAGGAGTGGGATATAAATGCTCAAGTGGAGAGACCACCACTTGATAAAATGTTGGAGTGGTTATGGACTGACATACATAACAATTCACTAAATAAGAGTGGAGCATTCTATACTTGTTGTAAACCTCACTACATAAATAAGACAGGAGCATAGTAAACAATGGCACAGTTAAAACTGGGAGCTATCAAAGACTTAGGAGGAATTGGTGGATTCACCTTTTCCAGTAGTGGTGTTACTGCGAACGGGACTTTAACTGTTACTGACATTGTTATTGATGGTACCATCTCGGGGTCTTCGGGTTATATTCTTCCCAACCCATCTGGACAGTCAGGTAATTTCGTTACCAATAATGGCTCAACAATGTCATGGGGTGCTGTTAACTTGCAGTCTGGTATTCGCTCAATGCAAGTGTGGACTTCCAATGGCACATGGAATAGACCAAGTGGTGTAAAAACTATTTTGGTTAGAGTTACAGGTGCAGGCGGTGGTGGTAGTGGATTCTGTGAGTCTGGAGGTGCAGGAGGTACTTCTCAGAGACAGGTTGATGTTACTAACGTATCATCAGTCTCAGTCACAGTAGGAAACCCAGGTGGAGGTACTAACTACTCTGGTTGTGGTGGAGGTGGAAACACATCATCATTCGGAGGTTATTGCTCTGCATCAGGTGGATATGGTGCTAACTGTAGGCAACAGCACGCAGGAGGTATCGGTGGTAATGGTAGCGGTGGCACACTGAATATATACGGTGGTGGAGGTAACGGACACGGTTCTTATCACTCGTATGGTAACCACAGTTGTGGACAATCTTTCTATGGTGGTGGACAAGCAGCATCACACGTACAAAGAAACTACGGACATAATCATCAGTCTCATGCTGCATGGGGTAGTGGTGGTAATGGCACAAGAGAAGGAAATAGAGGTGCGAGAGGACGTGAAGGCGTCGTTGTTGTACATGAATTCTACGGATAAATACTGATATGTCACAGCTCAAAGTTGCTTCAATAAGAGATTTAACAGATGCCAGAGGTTTCTCACTATCTGGTGGAGGTATATCTGCTATAGGTACATTGACTGTTGGTAACATTAATATCAACGGACAGATACAAGGGCAGTCTAACTATGTAATACCACCACAGACAGGTAACTCTGGTAAATTCTTGAGCTCAAATGGCTCAGGATTGACTTGGCAAGAAGTTTCAACTTCTACAGGTATTCGCTCAATGCAAGTATGGACATCTAATGGCACATGGTCAAGACCCTCAGGAGTCAAGACAATTCTAGTTACTGTAACAGGAGCAGGAGGTGGAGGAAGTGGATTCGCAGAATCAGGTGGAGCAGGCGGTACAGCAGAGAGAACAGTTGACGTCACAAACACATCATCCGTTAGTGTTACCGTTGGTAACCCAGGTGGGGGTACAAATTACTCTGGTTGCGGTGGTGGTGGCAATACTAGCTCCTTTGGTAGTTACTGTAGTGCCTCAGGTGGATATGGTGCTAACTGTAGGCAACAGCATGCAGGCGGTATTGGAGGCAATGGGTCTGGAGGAACGCTAAACGTATATGGTGGTGGAGGAAATGGTCATGGTAGTTATTGGTGCTATGGAAACCACACTGCAGGGGGTAGTTACTACGGTGGCACACAACCCTCATCACACAACCAACGTAACTATGCACACAGACATCAGTCACATTGTGCATGGGGAGCAGGAGGAAACGGTGCTAGGGAAGGTAACCGTGGTGCACGAGGTCGAGAAGGTGTGGTTGTAGTAAAGGAATATTACGGATAAATAAAACGTAAGGGAATTATCTAATGTCTGTTTTAAAAGTTACTGAAGTAAGAGACCTAGCGGGTATTGGTGGATTTTCATTCTCTAGTGGCACAGTTACTGCACTAGGTACATTGAAAGTCAATGACATCAATATCAATGGAAATATTCAAGGTAGCTCTAACTACATAGTTCCTAATTTGTCTGGACAGTCAGGTAGATTCTTGACCACTAATGGCACATCAATGTCATGGCAAGGATTGACTGCTGTAGCAGGATTAAGGTCAATGCAAGTGTGGACATCTAATGGCACATGGAGTAGACCAAGTGGTGTAGAAACTATCCAAGTCACTGTAACAGGTGCGGGTGGTGGAGGCTCTGGATTCACTGAATCTGGTGGAGCGGGCGGTACTTCTGAAAGAGTTATTGACGTAACTAATACATCATCTGTATCAGTTACCGTTGGAAACCCTGGTGGTGGTAGTAACTACTCAGGATGTGGTGGTGGAGGTAATACTTCATCATTTGGTAGTTATTGCTCTGGCGGTGGTGGTCAAGGTGCTAACTGTCGTCAGCAACACGCAGGAGGTGTTGGTGGTAATGGTAGTGGTGGTACCCTAAATGTATATGGTGGCGGTGGTAATGGTCATGGTAGTTATCACTCATATGGTAACCACTCAGCAGGCATGTCATATATGGGAGGCACACAACCCTCTGGACACGCACAAAGAAACTATAGTCATAGACATCAATCTCACGCAGCTTGGGGTGCAGGCGGTAATGGTGCTCGAGAGGGCAACCGTGGTGCTCGAGGTCGTGAAGGTGTGGTCGTAGTTTATGAATACTATGGTGGCTAAATAGAATTATAGGAAGGAATTAATCTCATGGCAAAATGGGCAATCGTGGATGGCGATTCTGGAAGTTTATCAGATATCGTTGATGAAGCGGACAAATTTGAAATCTATGAAGGTGCTGACGCAACATCTAAATGGTGCGAAGTGCCAGACGATACTACCTACGAGCATTATATGGTCAATGGGACAGTCATACATCATAATGATGTAGAAGACCCTAAAGAAGATGCTCAGGTAACTAGGGAATTAGCATATGGTTCTATCGGAGACCAGCTCGACATGCAATTCAAAGACGCAATTAATGGCACGACTACATGGAAAGACCATATTGCAAATATTAAGGCAACAACAACTGCACCATCAACATTTGGTACTTTTACAGTAGACGAGAAAAAAGTGCAACTAGAAGGACGCAAAGCGTGGGATGCATGGGTTGACAACTGGTCACCACCATAGTATAATATATTTGCAAGTGACCTATATAAGAGGAGCATGACACTCCTCTTTTTTTATGAAAGTTGAATCTATTTGTATAATTGGTGGTGGTAGTAGTGGTTGGATGTCAGCAGCTATACTATCTAAAGAACATCCAGACCTTGAGATATGTCTGATTGAAAGTGAAAAAACTAAACCTATTGGTGTAGGAGAATCTACACTGGGACATTTTAATAGGTTTCTTATTCGTTTAGGATTAAAAGATGACACGTGGATGCCACATTGCAATGCCACTTACAAAACATCTATTGCATTTAAGAATTTTAGAAAGGGAAAGGGAGAGAGATTTCAATATCCATTTGGTAAGTTTGATACTATAGATTGGTATTGCGATAATCCCATACGCTTTTATGAGTTGAGAGCAAAGTATGGTAAAGAGTTATATCCACCAGAAGAATTTGCCCGATTTGCCAACAGGTCTACATGGTTGGCAGAAGAGTGTCGTATGGTTGATAAGGAGATACCAGGTTCGGTATGGGATGAGAGATTAGATAGAGCATATCATTTAGACGCAGAATTATTCGGACAGTATTTAAAAGAGCACCATTGCATACCTAATGGTGTGGTGCATCTTACTGGGGAGGTTGGCAATGTAATTAAAAGACCTGATGGTAGTATTCAATCCATTATTACTGATGATGGCACTTCTATTAGTGCTGATATGTTTATAGATTGCACAGGTTTTAAATCATTAATACTTGAGCAACACATGGGTAGTCCTTTCGAGGATTTTCATTACAAATTATTCAATGATGCAGCACTCGCAACACAGATTCCATATGTTGACAGAGAAAAACAGATGGAAACATATACTGATTGTGTTGGAATGAATGCAGGGTGGGTATGGAATATTCCACTATGGCATAGAGTAGGCACAGGTTATTGTTATAGTAGTAAGTATATCAATCAGTGTGAGGCAGAGGTAGAATTCAGAAAGTATCTTGCAGTTAGATATTCGCCCAAAATTGCCCACGAAGCAGAGTTTAAACCTAT